TTCGTGAAGAAGAAGTTACTACTGTCAATCAAACTACTTATTCTAAAATGGTAGGTGACTTTATTAACGATGCCAAGACAATGGTTGCACAGGCTTCTGATTGGTCTGCTTTACGTGACACTATTTCTGTTAGAACACTGCCTATGGATACAATGATAGGCGATATTACTAGAAATGGTACACTTGGTTCTTTGGATTACGACTATTATGAAAAGTGGGTAACAAACGATACTGTATTTGTAGGCGCAGAAAATATTGCTCACATTGAAGATACCTTATTGCCTTGGGCGCGTGTAAACATGGCTGATTATGGGCCGGGAACATCAGATTTTTTAACAGCTATTCAAAATGCTATTGATAGTGTCGATCCTGCCTCAAGCCTTTTAAGAACTAAAATACCAGACAACAACTATTCTTTAACTGGTTCAGGAGACGATGTAAAAGTACTATCGGCTATAAACAGCACAGACAACGTATACATGGAGTACCAGACAAAAGAGTGGTTTAACGACAAGCTAAACAATGTTGAAAAATACTCTGAAGGTCGGCCACGTTACTATACATTTAATGGCCTTGATTCAAGCGGAGATACGCAAGTTTTAGTTTATCCACGACCTGAGTCAGGCGTACCTCAGCTATTTCGTTTTAGAGTTATTAAACGACAAGCAGACTTAGTTTCAGATTCTGATGAATTATTAATTCCTTCACTACCTGTTATTCACCTTGCGGTAGCTCTGTTAGCTCGTGAGCGTGGCGAGACTGGTGGTACATCTGCTGCTGAATACTTTGCTATTGCTGATAAGTATTTGTCTGATGCTATTGCTATCGATGCGGCAAAGCACCCAGAAGAGATGATTTTTAGGACTATTTAATATGGCTCAAGAACTACGTAGCATTAATCTTGTAGCACCAGCGTTTAAGGGAATTAACACAGAAGACTCGCCTATTGCTCAAGACCCTTCGTTTGCTGAGGTGGCTGACAACGCAGTCATTGACAAGCGTGGACGTATTGCTGCACGTAAAGGTTACGACGTTATCACTACTAATAAGACTGTTCTAGGTACTGCTGCAATTAGGGGTATTAAAGAGTTTAAAGACAACGCAGGAAATACTGAAATTTTTTCAGTTGGTAACAATAAAATTATTAGTGGTACTACAACATTAGTTGACGAGACTCCCGGTAGTTATGTTATTGGTGCTGATAACTGGAAGATGGTTGATTTTAATGACAGTATTTATTTTTTTCAACGAACGTATGAGCCACTAGTTTACAGTAACTCGTCAGGTGCAGTAGAAAAGATGTCAACAGTGACTGGAGCGTCTGCTGTTGGAGACATTCCAAAGGCTAATGAAGTTATTGCTGCTTATGGTCGTCTTTGGTGTGCAGATATTAGCGGTAATAAATCTACCGTTTATTGGTCTGACTTATTAATTGGACAAAACTGGACAGGCGGTACTAGTGGTAGTATTGACATTTCTAAAGTATGGCCTGACGGTTATGACGAAATTGTTGCACTAGCGGCACATAATGGTTTGTTAATTATCTTTGGACAGCACAGTATTGTTGTGTACCAAGGCGCTGAAGCACCAGCTACGATGACACTAGCAGATACTGTAGCAGGTGTTGGTTGTGTTGACAGAGACACAGTACAACAAACAGGAACCGATGTGTTGTTTTTGTCACACACTGGTTTGCGTAGTTTTGGCAGAACAATACGTGAAAAGTCAATGCCTATTAGTACTTTGTCACGAACAATAACTAAAGATATTATTGATTTAATACAAGGTGAAACAAGTTTTTTTCGGTCTATATACAGTCCTGAAGAAAACTTTTATTTGTTGACATTTGTAGGACAGCAAACTACTTTTTGTTTTGATATTCGCGGAACACTAGAAGATGGATCGTTTAGGGTAACACGCTGGCCCGGCTCTATTTTTACGGCCTATGAAAGGCTATCTAACGGCACACTATACATAGGAACAACTGACGGTATTAGCGAGTACAAAGATTATTCAGATAACGGAAGTGCTTATCGTTTAGTTTATTCAAGCCCTAGTTTAACTTTTGGCGACGTATCTAAACTAAAGTTTCTTAAAAAAATTAAACCTACGATTGTTGGTGCAAACAACGCTAGAGTATTTATGAAGTTTGCCTATGACTTTGGTACTGTTTTTAAATCAACAGAATTTACAGTAGGTGATCAAACACCGGCTTATTTTAATGTTAATGAGTTTGGTGCTGATTCTACCCCACTGTCAGAGTTTACTGGTGGCGGTCTTGTAAGCCAACGCAGTTTAAATACAATAGGAAGTGGATCAACGGTTGTTGTTGGTCTTGAAGCTGATATTAACGGAGCTTCTTTATCATTACAAGAAATTAACCTACTTGCTTTGGTGGGTAAAACAGTTTAATTAGGAGAAAACAATGACTTCACCTGTACCCTCAGAACCGCCAACTGAAGAACCTCAAGTACCTTTTGAAGAACGTCTTGCTGATTTTATATTAAATCAAGGCGGTGCTCAAGGTCTTGCCGGTCTTGGTCTTTTAACAGGAGCTTACAGTAGGTTAGGCAGCATTGGTGAACGAGGTCTCGGCCTTGGACGAAATCTCGCAAGACAACAACTTCAACAAGCTGCGTTTAGACCTTACACAGTAACAACTGCTACTGGTGGTGAGTTTGGTATGTTGCAAGATCCCGAAACAGGGGCTATGACGTATCAGCTAGGATTATCACCTGAAGAACAAGCGTTTCAACAAAGAATGCTTCAGCAAGCTGGTAATTACTTTTATACGCCACAAGGTGCTCAAGACTTAACAGAAGCTGGACGAGCTACTCTTGGTCTAGGAAGAGAAACTTTAGATCGACCTGCTTTTGGTTTGGGTTTAACTAGAGGAGCAGCAGCAGATTCTTTTGGTTTAGGTTCTCAGTTTATGGAACAGGCAGGTATGCCTACTGTAGACCGTGAACAAGCAATCTTTGAGCGTATGCGGGCAGCACAACGACCTGAAGAAGAACGTCAACGGCTTGCTACAGAAGAACGCTTAGCTGCTCAGGGTCGATTAGGGTTACGTACTGCACAATTTGGCGGAGCACCGGAGCAGTTTGCACTGGCTCAAGCACAAGAAGAAGCACGTAACAGAGCAATGTTGTCTGCTATGCAACAGGCTCAAGCAGAACAAGCTCAACAGGCTGGCCTCGGTGCTCAGTTTGCTGGATTGGGTAGTACTTTAGCAGGACAAGAACAAAGTTTAAGAGCCGCACAACAAGCAAGAGCGTTACAAGCTATGCAAGCTGGACAAGGTTTGATGTCTGGAAGATTTGGTTTAGAACAACAAAGACAGCAACTAGGAATGGGCGCGTTAGGTGCTGGGTATATGCCACAAGCTCAGTTGTTAGGTGCGTTGTCGCCCGGACAGACTGCGGCGGCACAGGCACAGCAAGCTCAGTTGTACGGTACTGGATTGTTTGGTGAAGCTACTGCGTCAGGTATTGATGCGTTGCTTGGAGCAGGTCTCGGTCAGGCTAACTTGATGGGCGCTGCTGGTACTGGGTTGCTGTCAGGACTGTATGCTTCTCCTCAAACAGGTAGTGGTGGTGATGGTTTCTTGTCAGGTTTGATGGATCTGTTTGGTTTTGGGGGTTAATCATGGCTAGATTTGGAAGAGATTTTGTTAGAGCGGCTACACAACCTGCGTATCTACAAGGGTTGTTTACTGCTACACAACAGATAGGTTCTGCTCCTGCACGGCGTAGAGAGCTAGAGCGTTTTAACCAAACTAGCAGGGTTGAAGGCCAAGCAGACGCCTCTGTTGTTGCTGGTGATCCTAATGCTTTAGCAATGAACATACGAAGATTGCAAGAGTTAATGGAGCAGGCTCCTACAATAGAAGAAAAACGTGCTTTAAATGCTAGGATTTCACAACTGCGTAGTCTTACTCCTGCTACTGAAGCTAAAGGTCTTCAAAATGAAATAAGAGCTGTGTCTACTATTGACAACACCCTTGAAACTTTGGACACAACAACAGAGCAGGGAATGAAAGTCAAGGAGGCGTTAGAGGCTAGAAAGATTCAGTTGCTCCAAAACCCTGATGTTGAGCAAGGATACCGTGAAGCTCAAGTAAATGAGTTTAAATTTAAAGAAGCTGAACGAGCTATGCAGGAGCAAGAATACATTTTAAGCAAGGCCAAAGATTTTAATGCGGCAATTGCATCTGGAGATAATGATCAAGTACAAGCTGTTTTAAATACGGTGCCTCCAGAATTTGCAGCAGTTGCTCAACAATATGTCACAGGTGCTATTAGAAACAACGAAGTTATGAATCAATTTAACGAGCGTTCTATTGCTATGAAAACTGCTCCAATGACTGATTCAGAAATAGACTCTATTGTTCAAAGTTTACCTGAAGATGTTAGATCTGGTATAGCCGCACAGGTTGCTGCTTATAAAGAAGCGGCTAAAGGCTGGAGCGATGAAACACAATGGTCTGGAAACACACTAGCTTATAATAAAGCAAAGCAAGCAGAAAAAGCATTAAGAGACCAAGCAAACAGTTTATCAAATAAGTCTTTGTTTGCAGACATAACAGAAAACCGTAGGATAGCTGCACAGGACAGATCTACTATTCAAGAAGCAGAGTTGCGTATGTCAGAGCGTCCTAGCGATCAAGCTATTGAGCGTCGAGCTAAGATGATAACAAAAAATAAAGACGGCGAGCCTACTCTTGCTGACAGAGCAACTGCCTTATCACAACTTACTCAAGAAAACATAGAAGATCAGCTTGAAATAATTAATAGATTAGATCCAGAAAGAGCTAAAGAATTAGGTTATGAAGTTATTGATATTTCTGAAGCAGAAAGAGTATTAACACAAGAACCTACTGAAGAAAACAAACAACTGTTTATTAGACTGTACGGTTCAGAAGCTTTTGCGGAATGGCAAAGTAAAAATGAAGATATTGCTGAAACACCTACTGAACAAGGAGCTTTAGATATTGCTTTTGGTGTTCCTGCAAGGGCTGTAGGAGGCGCAATTCAAAGAAATATACTAGAGCCTGTTTCTGAGACTGTTACTTTAGCAGGTGCTCGGAAATCAGTAGGTAAAGCTTTTAGAGATTTTGGCGGAAATCTTAGGTCTATACCTCTAGAAGAATTACAGCTTGTAGTAAACGACAAAGGTTTTAGTAAATATAAAGACAGGATTCAAGAAGAAATTAACAGACGACAAGGATAATAAATGTCTAATCCTTTTTTAAAGACATCTCGAAGAGTTTCTAATCCTTTTCTTGTAGACCCAGAGCCAGAATACTCTGCTCTTAGATCAGGCACAGTAGACTTTGTAGAATCTGCAATAGGTCTTGGTGATGAGTTAGATGCTACTATCCGTGTTTTATCAGGAGAAGCTGCTGATTACAGCTCTGCTATTGCTCAGTCTAGAGCAGAACTAGACGCTTTTGAAAGAGAGAACCCAACAGCTTCTAAGTTTTTAGACGTGACAGGACTAGGCGCTGGTTTGTTTATTCCCGGTGCTAGCCTTGTAAAGATTGCACAGACTGGTAGCAAGCTAGACAGAGCGCTGAAAGTGGCTACGTTAGGCGCTGCTGAAGGTGCTGCATATGGTTATCTTAGCGGTAGAGACGAAGGCAGAATGGAAGGTGCTGCTTTAGGTGCTGGCTTAGGTGCTGGTTTAGGTGCTGCTGCGTCTGTTTTAACACGAAATGCTGATGACATTGCCGCTGCTGCTAAGCAAGCAGAGTCACAAAAGATTGGATCTGGTGGTCACATTGGTGGTGAAGAAGGTTTTGCTAACGTAGGCAGGGCTGGTACTCCAACAGGTGTGTCTGACACTAGCTTACAAGAAAGAACAGTCACTGATATTCTTATTGGTGAAGGCGTAAAAGACACAACAAGCAAAGCTTCTAGGATATTTGGTAACATTTTATTAGGCACTAAGGAGTGGACGCAAAAGAACGTAGGTTCTAGAGCTGCTCGCTTGATTGAAGATTCTGAGATAATGGTACGCCATGAACTGAGTGCTATTGATTCAGTGTTTGACGAAACTTTCGGAACTGCCGCCAAAGTATTTGAAAACAACCCAGCGTTAAAACAAGCATTGTTGCGTATCAACAGAAAAATTCCTGAAGATAAACGACTAACTTGGGATCAGGCAATGTCTGTTGCTAAAACTCAAGAAGAAAAAAACGCTGTTCAGTTGATGAAAGATCAAGTAAAAGCTCTTAGGGATAAAGACTTTGTTAAGTTTCCAGACGAAGACTACATGCCAACCATTGCAGTTTCTCCCGATAAAAAACTAATGGGGACAAACGACTACGCTAACCCTGTCGATGCTTTAAAACAGTACGCTAAAGATATTGCGGCGGCTAGAGCAGTAGCTCGTCGTTTCAACGTAGAAGATAAAATAAACTTAAGCTACAAAAAATTGAACCAAAACAGCCGTATGGATGCTGTGTTTAAGGTTATTGACAAAGCTACTAAAGAAGAGTTAGGCGATGCTAGAAACGCTAAGGCTATTCGTAGCAATCTTCAAGACGCTTTGAGATCTACGTTGATCACATCCAAGATGGGCGGTGATGCTGTAGGTGCTATCTCTAGAAGAGCAGTATCAACAGCGTTATTGGCTAACCCTATGAACGCGATTTTAAACATTGTTGAAGGCGTGACTGCTCCTATTTTTCAGAACAATATCATTGCTTGGGCGCAAACAGTACCTAGAGCACTCGTTGAAACATTCCCGATAGTGTCTAAGATTTCTGGTGTACCTCCTAACAAATGGGTATCAAACAAACAGTTAGGTCTCGATAAAAACTTTTATGGTGAAATGGCAAACACCATTAAAAATGAGGCTATAAAAACCTCTGAAGTTTTCAACTATATCAAAGCCCCTCAGCTTGTTGGAAAAGGTATCGATGTTGCTGGTCAGTTAGCTTACCGTGTTTCCGGTGTAGAAAAAGTTAACCGTATGGGACAAGAGATTCTCTCTAACACAGCAATACAAAGAGCTATCAATTTAGCTAAAAAAGGTGATGTTGATAAGTTACGTAAACACGACGGTATGAGAGGACTATCAGAGTCTGAGTTTAACAGTACTGTCAGAGCGTTGCAGAAAATGAAAAGAGGTGGTTCGTTAAACGACAATGAATTAGCCTACGTACTTAACTTTGCCGGTGCTGCAATGAACAAGTGGCAACCTGTTAGTGCCAGTACCATGCCTAGAATGTTCAATGATAACCCTAACGCCAGAATGATGTACAGTATGTTGTCCTATATGAATCGTCAGATGAACAACATCAGAACCGAAATCGGTTTAAACATGATGAAAGTAGCTAACAAGGGTATCAACACTAAAGAAGGTGCTGAAGCTGCTAAAACAGCAATGATTCAAACAGGTAAGTACGTTGCTTTATTTGGTGTTATTGCCGGTGTCTGGGACGATGCAAGAAAGACTCTTGACTTAACTAAGAATAAAGAAATAGCTGATGTCTTAACCCCTGAAGGAATAACTTCTAGCACCATGAATCAGATAGCCTCCAACATCAGCAGTGGAGCTGTCAACATACGAGCAGAAGAGTTTGGTGGTAAGCCTGTAAGCATCAGTCCTCCTCCGATAACAGCAGCAAGCAGGATAGCATCGGGTCTATTTACTAGCGCGGAGAGACGTATTGCAGGTGAAGAGGACGCTTTTGTTCCGTTGTCTAGAGCAGCTCAAACATACGCCCCCGGCCTAGCGAACATTGATCGTATTATCCGAATGTCTCCGGTACTTCAAGAACAACTAGGCAGAGAGCGTCTGCTTACTGAGGACTAAATCTCACAATTGTTACCAGTACAGGCTAACGTCTGTGATCCTTCAGTCATGTCAGAGTTTTCAGAGATGTTCCAATCAATAGTCTCTGGGAACTCTGCCTTCAGTTTCTCATAGGTCTCTAAATCAACAGGCTCATAAGGTGCTTGTTGGT